GATTTACGGCACACCAACGAATAGTGCTGAAAGATATTTTTATTATACTGTAAGAGAACTTTTGAATTCTCCTGCCAATATCTACACTTTCCGCATTCCGTATGGTAGTGGTTCTGGTGATGGATTTGGAACGCAATATTCTGCTCTTATTTATCCAGTTATCGCCGCTGCTCCCAACGATGTTACCACAACGACAAACCTCAATCTTTCCGCTGGAACATATTTCCTTGGTTCACCTATTAAGGTGACTCTTACGGAATCGGAATTTGCACAAGCCATGGAAGGAACCCTCTTTAATTGGAGTTCTACCGCATCAAGTCTCTCCGACTATAGCACTAAAGCAAGGGCTTTAACTGCAATGGGAGGTGCTGGTGTCATTGTCTTTGATAAATCCCAAACCACAATCAATGGTCAATTTGAAGGTTATTATGTTGGTATTGCGGATAATATAAATCTCAACCCTGCTTCGAATTTCGACGCAATTACCCGCGCTTATACCACAAGCCTTACTGCTGGTGTGATGTCGAGTTACACTCAGATTCCAAATGGCACTCTGCAATTCAATCTGTCTTCTACTGCAACAGGAGCTTCGAATAGCATCTCTCAAATCATGGAGAATCTTACAGATTACAACATCGATGGTAGAGAAGATGATGACCTCTTAAATCTGGGAGTCTTTAAACTCCGTAAAAGTATCTATGCCACAGAATCTTTCAAATTGGATTTCGTGTTGGATGACAGAATTGTTGGTTCGATTGATACATTCCGCACTCAACTCAATCCTACAGGTGGTCCATCCGTCCCATTCTTCTTGGAAAGTCAAGATACCAATTCCCGCAATGTGGAAATCATGGTCAATCCATACATCTCCAACAAGTTCACCCAATCTTCGCTGGATACCTCTGGTAATCCGATTAAGAAAATCCGTGTGGTAACTGAGAGCTTGCTTGCCACTAATTACAATAGCATCTCCGCTGCCCTTGGAACTACTCAACAAATCCTTTCGACTCTTAACTCTTCCGTGGGAATCGCAAATGCTCTATATCCTCTTGGTGCATACAGCCCGACAGTGATTACTCAAAAAACCCTTGGAAGCATTCCAAGTAAAATCAATCGTGCTTTGGAAAGTGTTAAAAATGATGAAATCTATGACATCGATGTTGTCGTGGAAGGTGGTCTTGGAACAGTATTCACAATGGCATCTGCCGCTGGAACAAACTATTACGACGATACACTATACAATACCCCATTAAAAACGAAAGTTGATTCTCTTAGAACATCACAAGATATTTCCAATGATACAGTTGCTACTGATATTCGTGGAAGTTACAGTGCAGTGTTCAATCAATTTGAGAATTTCTGCAACCTCCCATCCAATACTGGTGGTCGTGGTGATTGTATCTTCATTGCTGATCCAATCCGTCACATTCTTGTGACTGGAAGAAACAGCAAAATTCTTGCTGATAAGACTAAGAATTTCCAATTGGACGTTTATTGGGCAATGAGACACCAATTTGAATTGGAGAATACCTCGTATGCAGCTACCTATGGTAACTGGGTACAAGCTTATGATGATTTCACTGGTGAGAAAGTTTGGATTCCATTCTCTGGTTATCAAGCTGCTATCATGGCTCGTAGCGATGCTGCTGAATTCCCATGGTCTGCTCCTGCTGGATTCACTCGTGGTCTTGTAACTAACGCTTTGGATATCGCTATCAATCCTAACCAGAAACAACGTGATGAACTTTATAAAGTAAACATCAACCCTGTTATGTTCTCTGCATCTCAAGGAATCGTGGTGTTCGGTCAAAAAACAATGTCTCGCAAACCGAGTGCATTTGATCGTATCAATGTTCGTAGATTATTCCTTGCTCTGGAAAGACCTACCAAGAAAACAGCACAATTCTTCGTGTTTGAACCTAACAATGAATTCACTCGCACTAGATTGGTCAATACATTGAACCCAATCTTCAAAAATGCGAAGGAAAATGGTGGTTGCTATGATTACTTGATCGTCTGCGATGAAAGAAATAATACACCACAAGTCATTGATAGTAATGAACTGAAAGTTGATATTCTAATCAAACCAACGAGAACTGGTGAGTTCATCCTCTGCACCTTCACAGCGACCAGATCCGATGCAAACTTCGACGAATTGGTATAATATTAATACTAAATAATATAAGAAATCCTGATTGGCAATACCAGTCAGGATTTTTTTTTTATAAAAGGATTTATTTGGAAAAAGTTATATCGGATGATTAAATACTATTATGGCGACCACAATCGAAAATTTTATGAATCAGGCGATGCAAAAACAATTTGCTCGCGACTTCCTTTTCCGTGTTAAACAAATCGACATCACAGGACTCTCCTTGGATGGTGAGACTGATTTGGTTTATGCTAAAACAGCTACTTTTCCTGGAAGAGATATTGAAAACAAACAGGTAAATTATTCAGGTCAAACTTTCAATATTCCTGGAAAATCTAGCTATCCAGGTTCTGAAAGTTGGTCTGTAGAATTTTATCTTGATCAAAATTTGGATATCAGAGAGAAACTTGAAAGAGCAAGTAGAGTCCTATTCGACAACGAAACCACCACTGGTAATATTTGTATGCCAGGATATGAATCTGTAATCACTTTGGATGTTCTTCAAATCCCTTGTCAAAGAGGTTCTAATGTAACATCGGGTAGTGAAATGCAAATTGGTAGAACTATCCAATTAATTGGTGCTTCTCTTCGAAATATCAGCGAAGTTTCTTATGAAATTGCTGATGGAACTGGTGAAATTAAAACATTCACTGCGACTTTCGCGTATCATTTCTATCGTGGACTGGTCTAAGTGATTAAGTAATTACATGTCTAACCCACAGATTGAAGATTTTCTCCAAGCGTTCTCAGGGGACGCTAGATACTGTCTTTCTATACCAGTATTGTGGTCAGTATCTATTGATGGAGTATCAAATGATTCCATAAACCAGTATTTACAGTTAGCACAGGAAAAATGGAGAGCTAAGATCACTCCTAATTCCATGACAAAAAATGGTAATATTTTACCAGCACAATCAGTGACAATTCCAACTGAAGGAGCTAATTTTGGTTCCAGTTCAATTGGTGAAAACAGTGGTGGATTTTTACCTGGATATGTTTTGAACAGTAGACAAGATTTCTTGTCTCGTAGCTTTTCTATAAACTTTTTAGAGACTAGAAAAGATTTGGAACATGAATACTTCAGACCTTGGATTATTGCTACATCTATAAAAGGATTAATCGAAGCAGGTGCAAACCTCAAAGCTGATATTACAGTGAAACAATACACAAACGGTGGTGAATTGAGAAAAGGTTATATCTTTAGAAAAGCATTTCCCACTGGTGTTGAAGGATTTACGATGGACTATCAAAATACAGAATTTCCTGTGAAATCCGTGACATTTGGTTGTCAGAATTACGAACAGATTGCTGTGTAATGAGGATAACAATCAAAGATATAAAAAAATGTTTGGAGGAAGATGAGGATTTCTTCGTGGATTATTTGAATAAATTCAAAGGTAATAATACACATGAAAAGTTCATAAACATCTTAAAGAATTGGGAGAAGTATGTTTCATATACCATCAATTTCAATATAAAAGAGAAAAATATAAAAATATCATTAGATTATCTCATAAAGGAATTGAATGAATTTGTTACCGAACCCACTTGGTTTGAACATTCGAATATAAAAGTATTAGTCGATATCCCAAGTAAATTTATAAAAGAATTGAATATTCTATCGGTATCCAATTTTATTAAAAAAATAGAATACGGCAATTTTGTTGTTGATTTTGCAGAATTATCAAATGAAGTAAAAGATGAAATGTTGGAAAAATTACCAGCAGATTTCTATAATAAAATGATACAATTTTTAATAAATGCAAAGGATAAAAAAATCATTTTACAAAACGCTGCACTAGAAAACATGGAAATCAACTTCTTAACATCTTTACCATACGAAATGATTAAAGGATTGTTTTATTCTTATGATATGGATTACTT